ACGTGGTAGTTAGCTTGTTTGTAGTCTCATCAAAATCTTCAAAAATCTGACCTGCTAAGAAGTCCGAGGCTTCATTATAGATACTAGTAGTATTCACCAACGTCAGCTGCTGTAGTCCATTACCACTCCACAGTATATGATAAGAAAGATTGCTGTGAAAGCTAACATCATTAGGATGACGTATACCAGCACTACCAGGGACTTCTTTAAATACAAAGGGGAAGTTGATATTGCCTGAGTATCTCGCACCAACAGCATTAAGATCGCAATAGATGATAAACCCACCACTAATAGGGAGACATACCTTAATATTTCCCTGCACATCATTAATAGATCCTCCGCCAGCACCAGTAGTGAGGTCTGGAGTGAAGTCGGTAGGACTGAGAAGAGAGGACCAAGCTACATTATCTTCAGTCCAAGCTACTAAGTAGCCATTAGCTCCACAAATTCCGATAACTTTAGTTACATCTAGTGCAGTAAGAGTTACACTATCAAGTGCTTGAGTAGTAGGATTATAGACGAAACATCCGATCTTCTCATAGAAGATATACGTTTGTCCCTGCACCATAGCTGTGGTAACAAGGGAAGTAGCAGTAGCTGTAGGAACCTGAGTAGATACTATCCATCTAGCTACAGACTCATCATAGATATAGTTCTTACCAGTAGATGGAGAGAAAATGAATCGCGCACCAGCTGGTGTTTGTAGTGAGAAAGCTTGATCGAAACTAGCTCCTGGAGGCAGAGTATTAATAGCATCTACTGATAGTCCCTCAGTATAGCCAATAGCTTGATATCCCTGTTGTGTAGGCATAACATTATGCATGTAGAAAGCTTGTGGAATACCTTTATCTACAGTAACTCCAGGCGCATTGAGGGTAGTTCTATCAAAATTCTGGTCATACTGAGGAACAATAATAGACCTTCCCCAGAACTCCGTTGTAAAGGGAAAGTTAGGATTACTGAGGTTCGCGCGCAGTGGATACTGTGCCATTAAGTAACTTCCAACCTGGCATCAAATTTAACTAGTGCCCCACTATTGGGTCCAGTATTCTGAACTTGAGCACTAAAGAGTGATTCTCCAACAAGAACAGCAGCAGGAAGAGATGAGCTAAATACAGGAAGCTTTCTCATAATAGCTGGGAGACTTACAGAAGTAACAGCATTAGAGCCTAGAAGAAACATATTATCTTGGAAGTAATAACGAGCTACTAGAGAGAACATCAGCTGATATGGAATTATCTCTACTGGATTACCAACACTATAAGTTCCTGGTCTCCACTCTACTCCTGTAAATTCAAAGATAGAACCTGCTGGATTGGCAAAGAAGTTGACATTATTAGGAGTAGTAGTTCCAATGAAGTTACCAGCTCTCCAAGCTCCTGGAATTGCTTTATAGACAGTATCAGAGGCTAAAGTAAAGGTAATCTGAGCACTTTCTACTGGTCCTCCAGGCCAAGCTGTTGTTCCTCCAACAGTATCTCCTGGAACTGAAATAGCATATCTAGTCCATACATTAACTGCACCGGTAGTAAAGGAGAAAACATAAGAGCGATTATTAGCTGCATTACGTAGAGTTCCAGCCATTACTTGACCGGCTACAGTTGTGCGAGCATAGAAGAGAATAGTAGAGGCTCTAGCTGCTCCAGTGCCAAACCCCATATGTCGCATGTTGGTTCCTTCAACATACTGACATATCTCAAAGAAGGCATTAGGAGCAAGAGTTCCAATGGAAGTGAGAACTTGACAAGACTGGTAGGTGTTATAGTTAGGAGGTGGAGAGAAACCAGGAGTAGTTTCTACTACTGTAGCCATTCCTAGTATATTAAGTCCCATAGCGCCAGAACTAGTATTCCACATATCAGAGAAGTATTCTGGTCCACCAGCTGTAGGTCTGCTAACAAAATTAGAACCATTTATTTGATTAAGTTGGAAGTCTCCATTTAGGAGAATATTCTGGAGACCTGAGCCTTGAAGTGCTCCAGATGAGATAGTATTAACCTTAGCCTTTAGTGCTCGGAACTCAGCAGCAGCAGTCTCAGCTATGTTAGCATCTGTAGGCTTAGTTGCATCATTTGCATCAGGAACATAGCCGCTCATGTGGGGCGCGCCTCTCTTATTAGAAAGTATTTACGATCATAAAAGCCACTCGTGTATTGCCGGTAGCAGTGGCGTCACCACTAATAACAAATGTCTGATTTCCAAGTAGTGGAATTACAGAGTTGAGAGTAGCATCATTAGTCTCTATTTGAAGGAATACTAAGGCGCCGGGCGCACAATAGATATTATTAACCCTGAGATTAATCTGTCCAGCTGGAATAAGAACCTTACCAGCAGGTTTGTTGATAGTAACTACTGTAGGAACAGCAGCAGCTGTTAGATCATCAAAACAGATCCTAAAGCCACCATCTACAGTAAGTTGCTTAGGCTTGAAGGAGCCAGTTAGATTAGTAGTAGTCTCTGCTTTAGTATACTTAAGATTAAGAACATCTGTAGTAATGGAGACATTATCATCATCTACAAAAGGAACAGAACCAGCAGGAGAGTTAGGACTAGCTAGTTGTGTCCAGACTGTTGACTCTGCCATTCTCTTATCTTCCTTGCATCTCGATGTTGGAAAGTAGAAGATTACGAGTCCAGAGAGCTATCTGTCCATCTGGAGCATCATATTTCCTAGCTGCATCCTGCTTACCAGTATTATTGAAGATGTTAGAGATAGCTACTGAGATAATAGCAAATGGAAATTCTTCTGCAATCCAACTCTGGTAGTTAGCTCCATTATTAGTGCTATCTGCTACAGGATACTGGTAATAGGCAAAGAGAACATTCTGGAAAGCTGATGGAGACTTAAAGTTAACATTCCTACCAGCTTGATACATAACATTCATTCTCTCACTCTCGTAACCGTAGATATCAAAGATCTTATCTACATTAACAACAGTAAACATAGCCATAGATTCTTTGAAATTAACTGCACCTTGGTTATTCATAAGAGGCGGGAGGATTGTAGGGTTCTGCTGAAATGTAGAGAGAGTAGGATCATTCTTTCTAGCGTAGGAAAGAGATCTATAACGAGGGAGAGCTGAGGTATCTAGAACCTGTATATAAGCTAGCTTATCAAACTGAACTGTTACTTCCTTGATATCTTTAAGGAAGTAGTCAATACCATGTAGATATGCTGTAGCTCTGATAACAGCCTGCTGTATCTGACCATCTCCGCCTTGAGATGAGTCCATATCTGGTCTGTTAGTGTCTGTAACTACAGCATTCACAAGCTCTTGGAAGTTCATCTTTAGTTCCTTAGAGCCTTCCGAAAAGAACCAAGATAACTATTATTAGGAGAATAAGTCCAAGACCTCCACCACCATAATGATAAGGTCCCCAACCGGCTCCAGAGCCATAGTAGTAGCCTCCCCCACCAAGTAGTAGAAAGAGGACTATGACAATGAGAATAACATACATGATCTACTTATTCCTTCTCCAATCATCTAAGATCTTCTTCTCTCTTGGTATAGAGAACTCTGTTCTAAGTCTTTCTACTTCAGACTGTAACTGTTTTAAATCTTCTGCTAAATGACTATGTATTAATAGTAACTTATCTTCTCTATTCTTATCCTCATCTGCTCTTTGAGTAGTTTCAAATATTATATTATCCTCTATCTTCTGTATCTTCTGAGCAATAAAGATAATTCCACCCACTATGCTAAGAATTAGAGCAATATTAATAGATATATCAATACGTGCTACCATTTATTAGAATGTAGTGGGGCGCGCGATGCTTCTAATTACTGCCATAAGGCCCTGTTGTAGCTCTGTTCGGCCAATAGCTAACCAGCGTTTATCTATCTTAGCTCCTAGCCCATTAAAGCTATCTACTTTAGCAAGATATCCTTCCATTAGAATACCGAGTTCCTTACCCTCATTAATGAGGTCTATCTCATCCTGTCCTAGGTCTCTGTAGCCCTTGATTACAGGAGTTCCACTCATCTCTCACTCTCCTTTCGCCGCTCCCACTATTGCTGCCGTGCTGGCAATTCCTTGTAGAACAGGCTTAGGCGCATCCATAATAACTGTTGCATTGTCTGTTTTAATGGACTGCTTCAGAACAGCTAGTTTCTGGAGTGCAGAAGTAGCATCTAACTTAGCCGCGTCCCCATTGCTTCTCTCTACTTCCTTCTCTTGTGGAGAACTCCGCAGATCAGAGAGCATACCTAGCTTCTCTCTAATCTCCACCTCTAACTTAACTCTCAACTCTGCTTCCAACTCATCTCGGACTTTCTCTCTAATAGTCCCAATAGGATCAAGTCTCATCCTAGCTTCAAGAACCTCATCAGAAGTGGCATAACGAAGGTAAGTATTACCACTCCTGATCTCTTCATCAAGATATTCTATTGTTGGAACTAGATTAGTCTCCAAGAAACCAAAACGGAAGCCTACTCTAGTTCCATCTTTCCTATGAAAAGAGGCGTTAGCTACACTACAGATATATGCTTTACTCTCTGTAGCATAGCTAACAGGTGATGGAGGTGTCATAGTTGTAAGTGGTGGAACATGAGGTCTAAGTGTAGGATTTTCCGCAGTTCCAACTAGAGGATCAACACCTCCAATACTACCAGAGGGGAGAGAACTATAGCTCATGTGGCGCGATCCTTTTTGCTACTAGTTTAGAGAGATTGTATTACCGAATTCTGCGCCGCTCGGTAATCACACGGTTGCAGAACCGTAGAATAGAGCGACACATCTATCCTGCGGCAGCAGCGGTGAGATTGGTCATAATTCCAAATGCAGGAGGGTTCCTGATGATAGTGGTAAGCTCCGATGTAAGAGTTCCACCAACAGCATCAATGCCGTTGTCAGCAGCATCATTACCCATCATGTTGAACTCTTTATTCTGAGTCTTCCTATCTCCAAGATAGGCAAGATTGAAGGATGAGAGATCAACTGCAAAAGCTGTTTTCGACCAGCTGGGGTTAGTATTAAAGAGAGGATGTTCAATAATTCTGAAAGTGCCACGAGCAATCTTAATTGTAGAAAACTGCAATCCCCAAGAGGTCTGTCCATCGACCATGTAGTAAGTGCCATTAAGACGGCCAATGTTGTTGATGACTTTCTTAGCAGCACCACCAACAAACATCACTCGCTCATTAGCTACTTTCGGATCAGTAGCCTGATTGAAGACTGGATCAAATGCCGCTTCAAACTGAGTATAGTTTGTAGTGCCGCCAGCAACAGTGACATTAGCAGCAGCATAGCTAGGAGGATGATAGGCGAGATTAGAAACAATACTATAAATACCATCCATAGCACGAAGAGGCTGGCCATTCCTAGAACCAGAATACTTCTGTCCCCAGAAGATAGCCTTCTCGATATCTGCTGCATGGAAAGCTGCACAATCCTGCCGGTTTTCAGCGATGTTAGTATCACCAGCAATCATCTGAGTGCTTCTTACTGAGTCAGAAATTGCCCAAGTATTACGGAAGATCTGAGTGAGATTAGTCACTCGGACTGGATTAATCTGGAGAGCATTTGGCCGGAGACTGGATTCCTCAAATGCAGTTCCAACCTGATAGAGATTAGTAGCATTATTAATTGCTGCTACAGTAGCTCCACCAATGCCTCGCTGCACAGCTACCTGAGTCGGAGAGAGGATAGAGTTAATGAGAATATTCTCTCCAGTTTGATCTGCTCGCATGACCATACCAGGAAGAGAATTAGCAGTGCTAGTTACTGTAAAAACAGTATCTCCAACAGCTACAGCAGCAGCAAGAGTAAGCTGAGGAAATAGCATAGTCTTAGTGAAGAAGCCATGTTCCGGCTGTAGTGCAGTCTCGCTGGAGAGCATAGAAGTGAGACCAAACAACGGCGCAGTGCCATTAGGCATAAGTCTTGTAATCATACCTGCAAAACTCTTGCGTGCGAGGTCTTGAGTTACGAGATTGGAGTTGAAAATTCCTGTTGTCATCTACTGTGTTTCCTACTTGGAAGAAGAGAAAGGGAGGAAGGAGGTAACTACTAATCAAGACCAACATTATTAAGTTCCATCTTAGGACTAAAGATAAGTCCTGTAACAGTTGCAGCAATATTAACGCTGCACCTTACACCAATAATACCTCCCTGACCAAGAACAAGACCTGTAACTGTAGAGCCAGCAGCAGGACCGCCAGTTCCACTACCAAGACTAATAATCATACCAGGAGTAATATTAAGAGCTCCCGGAGCAGGACCCATAGGAAATGCAGACTGTCCTGGAGGCTGTGAGAAAGTAAACACAGTATTACCAGTTGCAACACCTTGAACTGTTACTTCTGGACTGTCATTCTGAATAGTAAGAAGAAAGTCTTTAGAGCCAGAAACAGGAATATTAAGCACACCTCCCAAACTTCCTAGAACAACTCCTCTACCAGCAGCAACAGTATTAAGAAAGGCTACTGTATTTGCAACAGTGAACTCTAGTGAGAGACCGACCATAGTAGCAGGAGCAACAGAATTACCTTTCAGCTGATTAATAACATTATTTGCAGTATCTGTAGTGTCAGTATATCCTGCTGTTGGACCAGTTCTACGAATATAACCTGAGCACATAGCGGCTGCTGTCCAAACTCCAGCACCTACTGTAGAGATAGTAGTAATACTCTTAGAAAGAAGAACACTGTCGCCAGGATGTAGTCCTCTTTCCAATCCACCAGGACCACGAACAACCTGATTTACACCAGCCATTTACTCTACTCCTTCATGCGGCTTGAGTTGTTGTAGACACGCCAAAGTATTGCTCCCAATCCTGTTCTGCACCTCTACTCATAGGATTGAAAGTATCAGTAGCTTCTTTTCCCACAACTGTGCCGCCATTTCCTCTAACAATCTCTACTGCTAGTCCCGAGAGATAAGTCTCTGCATGTTTCTTAATCTCAGCAGGACTAGCAGTAGGATACTTAGTCGTTAATTGTTGCTCTATAGTTGAAAGTAGTGGCGCAGCTGCTGGATTAGAAGCAAGAGAGCTTTCTCCAACAGTAGTGCTAATAGCGTGACGCCGGAGAATATCTGGCATTACTTTGCTGTTGAAATTCTGCTCCTGCAATGTCATAGCAGACTGCACAATACCAGCAGTTGCCATAGCTCCTTGTGCATAAGCATTCTGAGTAGCAGTGTTAATGATAGTAGCTAGAGCTTCTACATCTCCTTTTCCAGCTTTGGAGAGAAGCTCAGGGTTCATACCTTTAGTAAAGTCCAGTTGGCGCGCGGACTCTAATATCTTAGCAGAATCAATGTTCATAATAGGTGTCATAGTAGGCTTAGTAGTATTTACAGGAACATTGTTTCCAGCTGCATCTTTAGTAGTATTAGGAAGCCATAGATCTTTATAGCCATCTAGTGGGTCCGCGGCTCCCTTATTATCTTGTGTAGACGGCATTGCAAGGACACTTCCATCACTCCCCTTAGTTGAGCTTGATGGAACAGTAGTATTAGTGAGCGCGGCCCCACTATCAGCTGCTACTGGCGCTGTTGCTGGATTAACAGATGCGCCGCCACGAAAGCCATTAATGATATCAAGGAGTCCCATCTTCATCCCTCATTCTGTTCTGAACTTTTGACATCCAATCTTCTTCTTGACTAGCAGCTACTTTCTGCTCTTCCTCAGTCCTACTATCTCTATACGCAGTATGTAGTTCTATTAGAAACCTCATTCCATCACATAGACCTCTATGATACTCATGATTCCTAACAAACATCTCTGGACTAACATAGGTCTCTGCACTAATGCTTATCTTCTGTTCCGCGTAGAGAGCTAGCTGGGTT